TGGGCTTGGTGCTTGCGGCCTGCCGAAAGGTGGCCTGCTTTGACTATCCATCATCATTGGGTTAAAATTGGCTTGTGTTTTAATGCCACCCATATCTTGAGGTATGCGTGCGCCAAACCCTGCCTGGAATTGCGGCTCAGTGCCACCCCTTCTCATCAAAGGAACTTGTCCGCCCATTGGTCTTGTTTGTCCACCACCAGCCATGTTATGCTTCCTTCTTATTGTTACGCGGTGTAAATATTCTATTCACTGCGTATGATAGTGGCTCACCAATTGCCATAATTAGTTTACCAAATATATTTCTTTTGTATTTCTTTGGCTTCATAATGTGAGCCATTTCTTCTGCCCATGCTTCAACTACAGGCCACACGACTGCGCGTGCTGCTTTAGATATTAAATTATCTTTCTGTATAAAGTTAGCAATCGGAGTAGCCCACATGCGATAACCATGAATTAACTCTGGATCATGCCTGTATAACTTAACGCCATAACGACGATCTAACGAGTATATTTCTCTGGGTAAGTAGCCCATATCGCAGTATGCAGTGCAAAGAACTGTGCCGCCACCGCCGCCAGCCCCATTGCCTGAACTAGAACCGCCACTACTTCCAGTGTATCCTTGCGAGCCTTTTCTATCTGCTACACTTGTGTAAGTGTTAGAACCAACCCCAGCTCTTGTTGCCGCAGCTTTCTCCATTAACTGCGCTCTATTAGCTGCATCTTGATCTTTTTGCGCTTGGTTCTGCCTGTCTCTTTGAGCCGCAGCCGCAGCTTGAGCCGCAGCCGCAGCTTGCGCTGCTTGAGCATCTCTAATTGCTTGTTCTCTAGCGGCCTGTGCTTCAGCTGCTTTTCTTGCATTTTCAGCTTGCAAGGCAGCCGCAGCTTGCGCTGCTTGTGCATCATCTGCTGCTTTCTTTGCTGCTGCAAATCTAGCACTTTCAGCACTCGCTAAATCATATTGGTCAGGCATTACAGTCGGCGCTGGTGTAGCATTAAAATCGTAATCAATAGCGCTTGGGTCAAACCCACCAGCCGCAGCACTTTCAGCAAAGTTCTTACTCTGCGTATCAACTGCGCCTTCAAAGTTAATGCCTGAATAAACATTGTCAGCAATACCGCCGCCAAAGCCTAATAAGCCTACTTCTGGTAAACCTGTTAAGTTACCGCTTAAACCTCCAGTAACAAGTGAACCGCCATACGATCCGCCAGTGCTGTCATAGCCTAACCTTGTTGGGTTTCCGTCTGCATCTGGGAATCTGTTATAATACGCCATTCCACCTGATGGGTCTTGGAAAGATGGTTCTTGGTTTTGCAACATCTTTAAGTTATCATAAAAGCCCATTTGGTTTGAGCCTACAGCACCCATCGCTATATCTTCCTGTGCTAACCTAGCCGCAGCACCTTCTGGGCTGTTAATGTATCTTCTTTGCGCCTCATTTAAAACTTGTGTCTTAGGATCGTAGCCGCTTCCGGGTGCTATAGTTTCTGCATATTTGGCCATTTCTTCTTGTGTAAGAGAAGAGCCGCTAACTTGCTGACCCATCTGATTTAACAATCTTTCATAATTTTCGTCACTGCGTTGCTCGCGGCGCAGTGCTTCCATTCTTGCAGCTTCCGCAGCTTGGCGTTGTGATTCCGCATTTGTGTTATAATCATTATAATTTATTGGCATAGGCGCATTAGAACCATAGCCGCCAGAATATGGATCAATAAAGAAGCTATCCATGTATGATTTCTGTGCTGGCCTTTGTCTTGCAAGCTCATCTAATGACTGTTGATATATTGGAGCTGATGAATAACCACTTACGCCGCCAGCATATTGTGTAGGCGCTCCCATGCCACCCATTATATCTTGCTGGCTCATTGGCGCTCCCATACCGAATGCGCCTGCAACATCAGCCGTATTCTGGAATGATGCTTGTTGCATTGGAGTGAATGCAGCTACGTCTGGGCCATAGTATGGGACATAACCAAGTTGGGAAATACGTTCAGCTTTATTTAAGTTACGCTGCGCCGCTTTCTCAATGTATTCTGGGATTTCAACACTAGATGTTGTTGATCCGCCTTTGCCACCTGACATTATTCAAACTCCTTAACATAAGACGAATGTAGCTGCTTCCAGCCATGTTTCGCCAATGGTTTTTTCCAGCCTACACGCCCCGTCATGGTTAGTGCTGTGCATCCTTGCGCTTTAGCCCACTGTATCACATCTTTGTGCATATCCAAAATCTGATCCAATTCGCCGCCCCCAAGGAACACGTTTAACATTCGCTTACGTGGATATACCACAATTTCTGTTACTATGCACCCCTTTGGCGTAGGCCACAACTGCATTGTCCCTTTATATATTCCTTCTGCCACATCAATAAAATCATGCGTGCCGCCAGAATACTCCAAAGCGGCTTCTATCCAAGGCTTACATCTCTCTAATTCTTCATTCATGCGTGCGTCCTCGTAATCGCTAGTGTTGAGGACGGTATTGCTGGCACTGGAGATGATGCTGCTGTGTAATTTAAAAATCCAGATGTGCTATCTACCATGTAATTTACTTCCAAGTAATCATTAGCCGCCACAGTAAATATCTGCGTGCGTGATGTAACAACTGTAGCATTATTTTGATGCAATGCAGTTGTCATAGCGCCATCCACAACATTACCATTAATAGTAGGCCAAAAGTAAAAGTGTACTGTGCTTGCGCTTGTCGATGATATTTGCGCGGAAAATGATAATACATATTCTCCAGCCTCTTCAAATACAATTCTACTTGTTGGCGTACCTTGTGTAATCTTTGTATTGCCAGATGGTGCATCATAGGTCAGCTTGTATGCCGTATTTGCTAGGGCTGGTGTAACATCTGATGTTTTTACAAAATTAGCTTGACCGCCCTCTACTACAATTTGACGCCACTCTCCGCCCTTGCTTACAACTGGATATTCATATGATCTATCCCACATAAGTGTGCCATCGTCAGCCGCGCTTTCGCCACCAGTTTGCTGAACAAGAGGTGATCTTGTCTGGGACATAAATTGCATAAGGCGTCTGCCCCATGTTTTCCAATCATCTCCATATGGTTCTGGTGGCCTTTGCTGTTGCGTCATCTTCTACCGCCTGCAACAATATCAAGTCTATTTACGCCAACACGCCAATCGCCTAATTCAACTGCGCTTACACGCATTCTCATTTGACGCCCTGTAAATCTTAGTGAGGTTGGTGTGGACATAGAGTATGGGCCATAATCACGTTCAGTTCCGTTAGGATAAAAGCGTGTTTTAAATGTTACATTCACATCACCTTGCGTTCTTTCATCTGGTAGCATTTCAGTTACAGATGCAACCGTATCGCCAGACCCAAGCATAATAGGGCCAGTTTCAGCAAATGGTGTTAGTGAACCGTAATCGTATCCAATTTCATGCTCGTATATTTTATAATTATCTGCATCTGCCCAGATAGGCTTTCTAAATGCACCTGCATCTACACCAGCAGTTCTTGGTAATTCACCTATGTACCATGTGTTTTCTATATAGTTATAAACAACATAGCGGTCATTTTCCGTTGATTCTGATGATGGGTAGAACCAAAATATCTCACCAAAGTTACTATTGGTTACAGCAAATGCTTTGCTTATTTGCGCTCGGTTCATATCGCTAAACACGTAATCCGCAACTTCACTTTGCACTTCTTGCACAGAACCACCTGTATATGAATAAAATGCATGTGCGCCCATCCAGAATGCACCAGCATCAACTGCGGCTACTGCTTGGTTTGCGGCTAATCCACATGAAGAACCAACACGCTCAATGCCGTAAACATATGGTGGGCCTACATAATTTGCTACGTGGGCGTCTGTGCTTGTTAAGATAAGAGTTTGACCGCGTACTTTAATGCCTGCCATAATTTGACCGCTTGTGTTTAACTCTAAATCACCAGCTTCATTTGTAGCGGCGGGCGTCCATGTTGTATTGTCTTCACGATCAGACCATTGCACTTTGCGCGGGTTTCCACCCGCCCCAAGAGCAAATAAGAAACGCTCTTCTGTGACGACTAATGATCTATTGCTTGTGGGTGCATTGGATAAAACTGCGGCTGGTGTGCCTGTTGCTAATGCCCACTCGTATATTTTTCCATCATCTTCCGTACATCCTACAAGGTTTTCGCCCCACGTGTCTAATGCCCAAGATGTTGCTGGCTGTATTCTTACTGTGTCTGGGCGTTCTATACCATAAGCATAACTTCCGTAAAAGCTTCCGCTATATCCAGTAAATGCTAATGCATCTTGTCTGCCAGCAGTAAATGATGTTGGAGTTATGTCAAATCTTACGCCTGTTGCATTCCAAGTATATAATTTATTATATGTACCGCCAGTTATCCATCTGTCATTGCTATTATCTATCCAAGATAACATGCCACGCACTGGAGCTGCGGCTGCGTTATCTGAGCGTGTACGCCAGCCGCCCATTGGGCGCATGGTATTATCTATCCATCGAATTAAATTTGCATCACGCCAGCGACCATTGGATTGCAGGTCAGTTCCGTTACGGTAAACTCCAGAAGGAATATCTAGTGGAATAAGTGGC